ATATAGATCCGGTCAATTAAGAGGTAAAAAATATGGTAGACCTTGTAAATTAAATTCTTACGAAATAAATTCTATTAAAATGGAATTAGAAAATTATAAAACAAAAACAGAAATTGCTAAAGAATTAAAAATTACTAGAAGAACTTTATATAATTATTTAAGGAAAAATAAAGATGAGTAATAATGAGTCTTCTTAAATATTATAGAGATTAAATCCATGAATAAAAACATATCAATATACAGACAATGTCATTCTAAATGTGAACAATGCGGTCAGTTATACAATTTACTCGTACATCATATAGATCAAAATAGAAGCAATAATGAATTTAATAATTTTCAAGTTCTATGTACTTCATGTCATGCTATTGTACACAAAAGGATTACAAATATATTTAAAATGAAATATCTTTATGCAACAGATCTTAAACAGTTAACCTTTGGGTTTTATCAATAAGGAGATATATGCAAGAACATAATATGGCGAAAAGATTAGAAGAATTAAAATCAATGCCTTTTGAAACTTTAACGGATGATCAAAAAAAAGAATTAAATATGTTAGAAAGTTTAAAAAAAGAATATGATAACAATCAAAAAATGATACCAAACTTTAATACACGACCATTATATTATGATAGAGAAGGTAAATCTATGTCCAATTGGGAATGGTGTGGTTATTGTTGTGATTTTGAGTATAAAATTATAAAACAAACTACTTATGGAGATTTTTTTGTTTCTACTGTTTGGCTTGGTTTAGATCATGATTTTTTAAAAAAAGGGCCTCCAATTATTTTTGAAACTATGATATTTATTAATAATGATAGAGAACATGAACTTGACGGTTATATGGATAGATATTCTACAGAAGTATCAGCTATATTAGGACATAAAAAAGCTTGCAAACTGGCAAATAAAGCAGCTGATAAAGATTTAAATAGAAAGTATCAATTTAATAAACAACAAATAGATGCTTTTGAAAAAGAAAAAAAAGACTATCCTTTATAATATTCAACAACCACACTACCTGACGTAACAGCTGGTGCAGTTGCTCCATTTACAATAACAATATTTATACCATTTCTTAAAAGCGATATACCATTTGTTACAAGTAAAGTATCTGAATAATTAAGTGGTCTTTCATCAGGAATATTCGTTATTACCATTCCATAAAGAGAAGTAATTCTTCCTATAGTAGTTATTCCGTGAGCTATATTGACGGAATGGAGTGTGCATTTTTAGAAGTTATAAGTTTAATTGATGAAAATACTAAAGTTTTTTTTAATACATTTTAATAATAAAGATATTTAAATATTCAAGATTTATAATATTCGAGTACTACATAACTAGTAGTGAAAGCATTTAAATTCACAGCAGTCGTTAAAACAATATTGACAGCACCAATTTCTATCTGTACTTGATATAATGGTCCTGCATTAGGCATAGGTATCCATAAAGGAGTCGCAGGATTCATGGCAAATCCATAGATACGAGTAAACATCCATGTATTAGCAACACCTGCTATTCCATGAGGTATCCCAGCGCTAGGAGCAGCATTAGGTAATGTCCCCGTACTAATAATTTTTCTGAATATATTTCTTTTAGCCTGCGGCGTAGCTCCTGGATAAGTTTGATTATTCTGAGTTTCAACAGTTTCATATTGTCCCGTATCCTTTCTATTTATTAATCTAGATTGTTTTTCTAATACATTTTTTAAAAATAATTCGAACTCTTCTTTATTCTGCGGAATAGTATAATTTTCTGGTATAAAATTTCCTAAAGTAAAATCAGGCCTAAAACTTGTCATAATCTACCTGTAGGTTGAGCATTTATCTGAAGAGCATGCAGAATAAAATCAGATTCTTGTATATTTAGATTTCTCATTTGAGCATTACTCAAAGTAAATTCAAGTTGAAATGACTGACATATTAATTCTCTATTTACAGGATGCCATATTTTTTCTTGATTGGCAGAAAACGTATCATTTTCCTCCGGTCTGGTTCTTACTGATGATAAAGTAGGAATTTCAATTGGATTAGAAGCTAGGGGTAAAATAGGTTCTGTTGTATTACCATCCTGATATAAATTTAAAGTATATTCACCATTAGTAGTTATCTTGGTAAACATATGCAAACTTTCTAAAAATGTGACTTTATCCTGCTCAGCAAATAATTGGAAATTCTTGGTTTTTATATTAAAATTATTTAATACTTCTATAAATCCTCCGCCAGGATACCCAGCGGGAGCAACTACAAAAGTTCCATCAATGGTAAAAGTATTTGCGGTAATAGGTCTTGATACTTGAAATACTTGTGTAGTATTAGGAGCAATAGGAGTAATGGTAACATTAGTTAAATTATTAAATACTATATATTGTCCTTCCTGTAAATTATGATTAGGAGATGTTACTACACTTCCGGCGACTGCTGTTACACTAAGAGAAACATCATTATTGCCTGAATAATCAAATAAATGAGTAAATCCCTGCTGATTACCGGCTATTATTTGTTGGAAATAACTTTGTCCTACTGCAGTATTCCAAGGAACATTCCAACTAGCCCATGAACTATAAGGAAGTGTTGCCCAAGTATAACCTGTAGTTCTTTGAAAATATCCATAAGTTGTAAACCTGTCATTAAAAAAAGCAAATGTACTATTTCTATAATTATAAACTAAAACTCTATTTGGAAATATAGGATTTCCTACAAATGAAGGAAAAGTCCAATAAACCATTTCTTTTTTATAATCTCTTATACCATGAACTCTTTCAGGACCATTATTTGTATTATTTATTTTTCCTACTTCATCGGGAATTTTTTCATCTATTCTTTGTACTCCTGAAGAATTAGCAACATGTAATCCGGTATTACCAACTCCTATAACACCATCATCAAAAGGAATTTGAGAAAAAGTAGATTCAGCCCCTAATTCAGTATTAATCTTTTGCCATACAAAAGGAAGTAATTCATTGCCTGTATAAACTAATTCTTTGGTTGATCTTTCAAAAAAAACTATTAATCTATCTTTTATAAATTGAGCAGAAATTATCGCTTCTGAAGTAGAAGCATCTATATAACCTCCTGCTCCTGTTACATTATCTAACCATGAAGTGGCTAAAGTAGTAGGATCCCCATTTTGTGACCATCTAGCTCTTTGAGGATAATTTAATGATCCTGCTAATGTCGCCCCTTCCCATGTATTAAGACATACTAATCTATCTTTAAAAGAAACTATAATTCTAGCTTGCCAAAGTTCATTAGCACCATTTATTGTAGGATTAAAAACAATCCAACTAGCCGGTCCGGCATTGGGATCATAGTAATAAATAGAATCTCCACCACCAATACCTTGATTAAAATTAGTAGCCCAAAAAAATTGTTCCGATGATACTGTTCCTCTATATTTAGTAGTCCAAAAAAACTGTGAATTATTTCCGTTCCAAACAAATCTAAGATTCGAAGGCAATTCCTCCCATCCCCCGGGAAGAACATATCTATAAGCATATTTAGTATCAAAAGCAATTGTCTGTTCTTGATTGATTCCTATCTGTTCTCTTGTTTTAAGACCCATTACCGGAAAAGAAGGAAAATAATTAAATGCTACAGTTGGATTTACTAAGGCTGGTCCACCGGGAGTAAATCCTAAAATTATTTGTCCATTTATATAATTTATAGAAGTAGCAACTCTTAAAGTTGTTCCTGCTGCTGCATAAGGTGTAAAGCCAGTACTATTAATATTTATAGTAATTGTATTAGCTGCTATTGCAACTATTGTATAATAAGCACCATTAATTTCTGTCATACCTGTAACGCCAGCAATATATACTTGTTGACCATTAAGGAAATTATGTCCTCCAATAGTAACAACAGCTTGTGGTGCTTGCGTAATATTTGTTATTGCTGTTACATAACCCGGTCCTGTTTGTTGTAAAATAACACCATCTGCGTTTTGATCATCAAATGTATATGCTCCTACAGTAATAGCTATTGATCCAGGTTGTAATTCAGCATTTGGTTCTACAGTTCTAATAACAGTACCTGCTGGAATATCTAATATATTTGCATCATTTAATAAATCTGGAATTGTTTCAGTAACTCCACCAACTGTTGCAAATGCTAAAGCAGTTGCACCATAAACTCTTCTCAATCTTCCTTGATTAACAAAGCCAAATCTTCTTTCTACTCTTCCTCTAAATACATAAGCATCTTCTAAAGTAGGAAAAGATTCTTCAGGCAATAAAAAAGATTCTTTATCAGTTTCTAGTCCAGTTGAATAATCTGATATTAAAAACTTTGAACTCATTACCTACCTACTGCTATGTAATAACAAAAAAGATTGTTAGCAGAACCATATCCTGTAAATCCTGCTAATCCTAAGGCTGTATGTACAACCTGCTGTGAAGCAGTAGCACTATTTCCTACTGTTAATACCAAAGAATAAACTGCATTAGGAAATGCCCCAGATCCAAATACTATCGGCGACGCTGCTATATTTATAGTTGCAGTTCCCCATTTTAATATAATTCCGCCGGGTAAAAAAGAACGACCTTCTCCAGCTATAGTTGGATCTTGAGCTGACATTTGTATTACAGTTCCAGCCCCTTCTTTTTGCATATACAATGTAGATACGCCGGCTAATGCCTTTGTATATAAAGCAATTTCATTAGCTATAGTTCCCGGATCTGCGCCTTGTTCGATTAAAGTTGCTTTTGAATGTTTTCCAAGATCAGCTCCTATAGTAGTAAAAGGCATATGATCTATTGTAAAATGTGTATCTAATTGGGTAAAATTAGTAAGCATTTGCCCTTGTGATACTGATGGATCATCGGGGGCTGCCGGTATTCCTGCGTTGTATGTCATTTTCTACTCCTTATGTTCCGGAATTAAATGGAGTTCTTGATATATATTGATCTGTATAAATCGTTGAAACTCTATTTAATGAAAGCTGTTTTAATGTTCTTCTTTCTATTAATCTTTTATTTGTATCAAAAAGAGTTTGTACTTTTTGATAACTTTCCATATCTAATTTATCTTCGAATATTTTCATTGAAGCTCCATAAGCTAATAACTGCCACCATTCATTAAGTTCCGGTGTATCTCCGGCGAGAGCTAATGCTGTCGGTGTTCTATAGGCATTCATTGTAATTTCATAAGCTTGATCAGGAATAGGTGATAATTGGAAAGTATCATTATAAAATAAAATTGCCTGAGGTCTTGCTGCTGCATAATTTACAGACTGCACTAAAATATTCGTTCCTGCAGCAATAACCGCTGTCCATGTAACGGCTGCAATAGCACCTGTAACGTAATTAATTGTTGATCCTGCTAATACATTACCTGCAAATGTTCCGGCTACCGTATCCACCGCAGAAAGAGCATTGCCTGCATTATCTACTGTTGAAATCAATACTCTGTTTCTTTTTACAGGAACTCCTGTAATTGTTCCCGCATATGGACCTGCTCCAATAACTGCAGTACCAACTGCAAGAGTTTGAGTTCTTTGAATTTCCGGATATATATTAAAAAATTGCTGTCTGTCTTGACAGAGTTGTATTTGATAACCACCAATATAAACAGGACCTTCTATATTAACAAAAGTATTAGGAGTAAAATTATAAATATCAATATTCGGTTGAGTAATAAATGAATATGTCTCTTTTAAATTAAGTAATCGTAAATGTTCGGGTAAATCGTATAGATAAAAAGTATTAACGTAATTATCTATTTCAGCATCACTAATTTGATTGGCTGAAGGACTTTTAGTTATTCTTCTTACTTTTAGTCTAATATCTGCTAATGTTGTCATTTTTACTCCTTAAGTCGCTATATTATTCGTCATAGCACTAATCGGAAGGCATTCTGCTACAGTCAAAGGAACTATTGCCGGAACTACAAAAGGATCTAATAAAACTGTGTCTTCATTAATAGAAAAACTATTTACATTAACAACAGTTAATTCTAAAGCTTCTCTAGTTAGTCTCATTCCATAATTTAAAGGCACATTAACGCGAACTATATCCCCGCTGGTATATCCATGCCCTATCGCTGTTACAACAGCAGGGTTTGCCCTTGTAATGGCTGTAACCACTCTTCTCTTCGGTACAAAATTAGCACTCATTTTAATTCTTACATAAAATCAGTAGAAACAAATTGATATCTCTGTATTTGCCGTTTTTATCAACTAAATGTTTAGATTTTTTGTACCTACACATTTGATTTATCTGTTTGGCACATCCCAGAGGTATTTCTCTTTCATCTCCATCCCAAAAATGATATACAGTTGTCGGATCTTCCTTATATTTATGATAAGTAATAGTCGCATCGCCATTTGGAGCTTCTATATTTTTAAAAACTCCTTTTACCATTTGTGAATCTTTTTCTCTTTCCTCTAATCTCAACTTGTTAGCAGCTTTTTTTTCTACTTCAGTCAATTTTTTCTTTTGTCCTATTCTTATTTCTGTTGCAAAACTCATTGTTTCTCCTTAAGTTTTAAAAAAAGGGAGAAGTTATCTCCTCCCTCGATTATTTAAGCTGTATATTCTCTAGCAAGTGCTATCCAATCCATAATATTGGTATTAGCTCCTACAACAGCAGTATCTACTTGAAGCCCAAACAAACTAGGATTATCTGTTGCTTGAGTTAAAATAGTTGATACTTCTCCAAATGGCACTACATGTGGTTGTGTTATACCCGTAGCTGCCACAGCTGATGTTGGATATAAAAACGGTGTAAATGCAAGTGAATTAACATTAAGTGTTATTGTATTCACAGTAACGGCTGTTACTGTTGCTGTTAAACCATTAATCTGAGGCATGCCAAAATTGGCAAAATCAGGATTATTAATGGTTATTCTAGCTCCTACAGCATATCCATGTGCTACAGTTGTTCCTATTACACAAGGATTAGCTACTGTAATACTGCTTATCCATCTTCTTCTAGGAAGATATCTGGCATCTTGTATTACTCTATAATCTGCATTTGTCGCTGCTACGAAATTTGCAGTTGAAGCATCCATATAACCTAATGTGAAATTAGTTGCAGGTGTTACGGCAGTAACGGTAAATTCCATTCCTGCTATTTGTAACATCGCTGTAGTATTCAACATTCTGACGATACTTCCAAGTGGCGGAGGTGTAGCATCAGTTACAACAGCCGGATTAGCTGCGGTAATTGCCGTACCTGTCGCTTGCAGGGCTCCATCTACTAATGTTGAATGATCTATTTCCGTATAACCTAATCCGCCGGCAGCTGTCGCTGTAGCGGTTACTGCACTACCACCACCTTCTGTGTAGTGTTGTGCTTGACCTGCAGCAAATCCTCTATACCACCAAGAGTGGTTAATAGTTGATGCTGCTGTTCCCCAAACACTTCTATTTTTCATTTCAAAATAGTCTATTTTCTGAGGAAATTGTATTATTCTCATTGCTCCATCAGATACATAAGAGCATCTTAAATTAATAATCCAAGCATCGTTTGTTCGTTCTGTTACTTTTATGACCTTATTTCTAAGGCGGAGGAAACTCTTCGGATTCCTCTCTCCACCTTTACAGCAGAGTGCTGACTGTCGCATCCCAAATTGGGTCTTCTTTTTCAGTCGATCACGGTAGCTATAAATTCTATTATCCGTTAATATAGAAATATGTGGAAAATAGAAGAACTTGCTTACATGGCTGGGATTATTGATGGAGAAGGAACTATCTATCTTCAAAGACAGATCAGAAATTCCTACCTCAGCTGGTATCCTCGCCTTCAAGTCTGTAATACAAATGCTCCTGTTATGAAATGGATTCATTCCAGATTTGGTGGACATTTGTATGGAAAAGACCGCAGTAAACATAATAAAAACTGGAAATATCAATATCAGTGGTATACCAATAGAAAAATTATGGATAACCTTCTTCCTAAAATACTTCCTTATCTTATCATTAAAAAAGAACACGCCCAACTTATATTGGAATTCAGAAAGACATTTAAGAAACATTATGGGACTAGAGGAGTTCCTCCAGAAATTGCAATTATTCGTGAAAAAATCTTTCATAAACTTAAGCTTATTAATAAGCGTGGTATTTAACATTTTTTTTATAGCCTTCCGCCCTGTCACCATATTATGCAGCTTCCTCCATAACGTAGGCTTCCAAGTCAATTAAAGAAGATTTTACAAGGACAACTTTTTCTATCCTTGGTACTTGAGCCATACGCCAAGCGCAGGTCTGACGTAATTCCGCCGGATCTTCACCATGACCGGGAGGGTGATAAATAAATTTAGCACTCACTCCATTCTGCTCAATTTTCGCATATGATTCCTGACCACCGATAAATATATTATATATATCGTTGCCAAGAAGTGATGCGTTAGTTGTTATTGAACCTCTGCTACTTAGATTAAATCTTACATTACTAATATTTCCCCACTCAGAAGATAAAACCCCTTTTTGATTAGGATATTGAGCTTTATTAATGAAACCATTAACATTCTCAAGTTGTCCAATCATATTAGTATGTGCAAGACCAAAATAAGCATCTCTTACCGGTCCTGTACCGAATTTGTCTTCGCCACCGATCATATTGGTCATAAAATCACAATTATTGTTCTGAAGTGTTGCCACTACATTATCAGTATCTGCTCTTGTGATTTCTGTCGGATTATCGCCGTTGACTCCATTAGTACAATTTATTATTCCCGCTGTTCCTGCTAACATATCGCGAATTAGTTCATCTTCAGTCTCTCTCATTGATTGACCTAGACGAGCTACCGCTTCATTTAAAACCAAACTGTTACTTTCAGCAAATATGCCTATTGACCATACAAATAATATGGCGATGATGTATCTCAACATCATTCTATATATTTCTATATAGTTCAGAGTACCGCATCTCTTTCGAGTCTTTTCGTTTACTACGTTCACGCTGCTAATTCCATTGCTTGCGCCTTGTTGTCTTCAGCACTATCTGTTAAGAGTTTCAAGTCCATTAGAAAAGATTTAGAGACCCCATTTCGTCGTTTAGGGTCTTGATTTATTAAAGTTACTTCTTTCGTAATTAATACATACGTCATTCTGTTACTTTTATTTGACTTAATTACACAATTGCTAAAGTTAGTATAATTAAGCGGGACGATCTTCTCAGCCGTCCTCTCATAGTTTCCTATGAGTTCAGAGCACCGCTTCTCAATTTCTTGAGCTTTCTCGCTTGCTGCGTTCACGATTGACTTAAAGGTTCCTTTTTGAATATAATTGATATTCAACGAAGGTTTTTTATGAACAAAAGAGAAAAATTTATATATCTTGCTGGTTTCTTGGATGGAGAAGGTTCCATAACTGGTTGGTGCGCAAAAGAACAAAAAAAGAGAGGTGTATATAATCTTAAAATTTATACTACTTCTACTAATAAAGAAGTAACTGAATGGATTAAATCTAATTTTGGAGGATTGATTTATGTCAATCGTTCCCCAAGTAGAAAACCTCATTGGAAAACTTCTTATATTTGGTGTATTGAGCGTCCCAAAACAAAAGAATTTTTGGAACAAATTCTTCCATATTTGATCATTAAAAAGAAACAAGCTGAAGTCGCTCTTAAACTTAGAGAAACGTTTTCTAAAAGATACAGGAATCTTCCTAAGAAAATTGCTGATCTTAGATACTCTCTCATTCAAGAACTTCATATTCTTAACTCTCGTGGCCATATTTAAGCCATTCCGCCTTGTCATCATATTATGCGACTTCCGCATAACTTAAAGTTCCAAGTCCATCAGAGAAAGTTTTACTACGCCAAGTATGTCTAGCGTACCAGTCAATCTTGCTATCAAGATCAACAGCCGTTAAAGTCTGTACAGGCGGATTATTCATCGCCGGTCCTAAAGGAACGGGCGCAGTATCTATTCTGATAGATCTTCTCATACGCATAATATCGCCGCTTCTTTCGTCCATGGTATAAGGCATAGCGTAAAGACTATGTATCGATCTCGCTTGAGGAGTACTCAATAGCTTAGCATTATACTTCTGTTGGACAGGCGCCGGTAAAGTTAATGTTGTTGTTGACATTTAGTCACCTTTTGTTAAAGTGACCCTCCTCGAAATTTCGACATTTCTTTCCAAAGATTAGGATCTCCCTTAGCATAATCATTTGCATACGATAACGGACGTTGCTTACCGATTGAATTTGAACTAATAGGTTTCTTTGAATTCTCTGCTATTCTTTCTTCACTTTCTTTTGTTAAGTTCTGAGATTTATAAAACTCAGCTTTTTTGATCTCTTTATAGAGTCTTTCATAAGGATTTTGAGATAGCATTATCAAGCTTTCGATTTCCGGGTCTTCTTGTTTTAATTTTTCTATATTTTCATTTGAAACAACTTGTGTAAAGTCTGAGTGATTTTGCTTTGCAGCTAACGGCTGCTTCGCTCTTTCTGCTTTTTGTATTTCTTCTTGGAAAATAGCTCTCGCTTCTTTTTTTGTAGGAATATCATCCTCTTCTTCCGAGAGTTTCTCTTTTTCCTGTTGAGTAGCAGTTTGGCTTTTATCTTTTTGCTCTAACTCCCAAACTTTGTGTTGCAGTTGTTTATTTTTCTCTTCCATTTGACGCCAATTATATTCTTTTGATCCCCTAGGTGGATTTTCTGTATTATCAACATTTTCAGGTTGAGTCTCAGAAGGCTGTGTATTTTCAGGTTCTACGTTTTCCTGAGTGTTTACGTTTTCTTTTTCAGTTTCTTCCATTGTGTTTCCTTTAGGTTTACGTACCTATATCGTGTTAAATTTTACGTGACTGATATCACGGGTTATCCTAACTTTCTTATAAATAATAAATTTTAATTTGGGAAATTTATTTTAAAACTGATATATTGATTATATGAAATGGATTAGTATTAAAGATGAAAGACCTATTACTTCTAGAGATATGCTTTTTGTAGATGATTTAAATAATATCTGTTATGGAAGGTGCAATATATGGGGAAAAGAATGTTGGGCTACAGATAAATTAGATGATAAAAGCAAAAAAATTAAATATTTTATAGAACTTCCTTTAATTCCTAATCATTTAGAAAAAAACAAATATTGTAAAACATGCGGTGAACTATTAAATATATATGATCCTTTGTCAGGAGAACATGTTACATTAGTAGGATATCCTGAAGATAAAAATGATAATTGTAAAACTAGAAAATATGAATGTAAAAATGGTCATAGTGCTATTTTAAGTATTGTAAATAAAAATCCTTTAATAAAATGGCGAGGACAAGAAACTTGTTTTTGCTGTTTAAAAGTTGAAGAATGGCCTGACCCACCTAAGAATTAGCTTTTTTCTCTAATTTAAGATATTCCTTAATCCAAAATTTGTTTTTATCATTATCAGGACTATCATTAGCTAAAACCAAATCAAATTCAGAGCGAGACGGAAGACCCCAAAGATGCTCGAATTTTTCTTTTATATAATCGATAAACCAAACATCTTGATTTGGTTGCATTAGAGGAAGAGTTCTTGAGACTTTTCTATCTAAATTAAACTTTCTATTAGGAAATAAGGGATCTCTTTGAATAACTGTTTCAATATATAATTTAGGATAAGTATTTTGAAATGCTTCGACTATATCTAGAATCCTAGACATAATACCTTTTCCCATTTCTTCTGATAATTCACCGGCAGAAATAGGAGTCATTTTTTGGTGTTCTTCCTCAGTCTTTAAGATCTGAGTTCCAATTGTATCTCTATCGCCAAATTCGGATTTCATTATTCATCTTTAAAATAATCGGACACACATTTGGTTGAATAAATAGGAGTGACATAAAAAAACAAAAATACCGTGTGTATGCCCGATCTAATTATTTATATCTACTATCGTTAAAAGTTACATTTCCTTTTTCAGGTATTCCTCTACTAGCTTCAAAAGCAGATTGCTCTCTGCGAGCAGATACATTTCCTTTTGCAGGAGTAGCTCTTGATGCCAATCCTGAAGATTGACCACCACCTGTATAAGTTTTCTTACCTTTCACTATAAATTTCGAATCATTTCTCATTTTTTATCTCTTTTATCATATATTTTTCATTTATTTGTTTTTGATAATTACCGGGATTTATTTTTTCTATTTCATCCTGCAACATATCTATTCTTCTATGTGGTAAAGTTAATTTACTTTTTTTCCAATACATTGCTTCTCCCTTCTTTTTTTTTCTTATAAAAAAAATATTTTATACTGTCAAACTTATTTTTTATTTGATTGTTTGGGATTTTCGATTGTTTTCTCAATTAATTTATCCTCGGGATATTTTTCTTTTATCACTTTATAAAGAATATCTCCTTCTTTTACAGGACTACAAGAAACTATTAAAATTATTAATAATATTAATTTATACATTCATCAATTTATTAATTTTTTTTCTACACGCATTACATAAACATTTTTGAGGACCTGTATTATTTATTATTCCCAAATCACCACATTCTTCACAAATATTTACACTTAATTTTTCATAATTTTCTATTGTCTGTTTTATTTGATTACTTGTTCCGGTTGATAAATTAAATTTAAGATGTCCATTTTCTGCTGTTATATCTTCAGCATAAGGAAGATATTCATATTCATTTTGATTCCATTCTTTTTTAAGAATTACAATATATTCTTCTAATTCATCACTTAGATTCTTAATTAATTTATACCAACCAAGTCCACATCCGATTCCTCTTAAATACTTATATAAATTTGGATGGTTTTTTATTACTACATTATAATTATTTCTCATATCATCCTCCTGTGGAATAATAGTCAATTTTTGACCACATCTCCAGCAAAACCATTGACTTGAAAAAACTTCAGATACAAATGTCTTAAGACATATAGGACATACATATCTATTTAAATTACTATTTTTATTACATTTACAATCTACAGTATGTTCACTGTATTTATCATATTCACCATTCATTTATCTTCTTTTTTTCTTCTTCTTCTTTTTCTTCGACTTTCCTGCTACCGACATTGCAATCGCTATAGCTTGTGATTGTTTTTTTCCTGCGTGCATCTCTCTTCTTATGTTTTCGGAAATTGTCTTTTTACTTTTACCTTTCTTAAGAGGCATAATTTTCTTCCTTTTTGTATATTTTCTTTTTGGTTTAACTTCATATTTTTTCAAGATTTTAGGTACATTAGGTTTTTCAAATAAAAATCTTAAAAACCTAAATATTGCCCTCATTATCTTTTTTTCTTTTTTCATTCTATCTCCGTAATTCCTATTTCATGTATAATATCTAATATATGTTCAGATATTTGTTCCGGGGTAGGTTCTATTCTTTCTTTTCTAACATCTCTCATATATTCATTAATATCTAATAATCCTATATACATTGGAATAGATCTTTGAAATATTTTTAAATCTAATGCATCATCATCTAATCCATTCTTCGGATTAAACTCATAAATTACTTTCATTTATTCTCCTTATGCAACTGGTTCATAGATTCTTTTCCAATAAAGAACCTCTTTATCCTTTTTTTTATATAAACTAATTCCAAACCATTCTTTTCCAGTGTGCCATCCATTCATTATAGCATTTTTTGTTTTTATTTTTACTAAATCCTGTTTTTTAGGTGCATATTTTTTAGCATCAACCCACCCATCTAGATCATAAATAATATCACTATAAGCCAATTTCGTAAATCCTACTTTCTTAAGCATTTAAGCTACTCCTACTTTTTTTGCCGGAAGAGCTTCTTCTACTTCTTTCTTTTCTTCTGTTGTAGGTGCCAGCATTTGTAGAATTTCAATAGCTTTTCTTATTTTTTCTACATCCAAATCTTCGATTTCTTTTATAGCTTTAACCCTATTTAGTCTTGCATCAGATATATTTTCAATTGCCTGCGCCCGTCTTTCTTTTGCCAATTCTCTATTTTCTTCAACTCTTGAAACCCGTTCAATTCCCAAACCGGTATCAGAAATACCTCTCGCATTAGCCAAATCAATTCTAGATTGTAGTTCAGCCATTTGCATTTGTTGTGTTTGTTCAGCCTGCTTTTGTGCTGCCTGTTGTTGTTTTTGTATAGCTTCCAATAAATCCTTCTTCTCAGGAATTGGAGCTTTTTCTATTAATATTTCTACAGGAATTTGAATATCCATTTTTTGCATCTCAAGAAGAGTAATAAACGAAGTTTTTCTTTGTGTTTCAGTAAGCAATCCTTCAGCTACTACAGTATCATATTTTTGGAATGATTTATTATAGAATTGCTCTGCCGGCTGCTCTCCCAAAATTCTTTGTATTTTGCCGGGAGAGAAGTTTTTTTGTATTAATTCCATCGTAATTTGTCCTACAAGCTTCTGTGACCTATCTAAATTGTCAAATAATGTTTGTAGAGTAGTTAGACCCGCACCTTGCCTTAACATGCTTAAAATGCCCGCTTTATCATCGTCAGCAGATCCAAGCAATTCTTCATTAACACCGCTGATCTGATTAATCTCTTCCCCCAACTGCTGTGATAACTGCATTACTGATGATGGAAGTTGAGGCGGTTGAATCTGTTCAATCGACTTCGTTCCAAGAGGAGCATCTTTTTTAATAAAACGTGCTATTCCCTGTCCTGATTTAAAGGCATCCTCATCATCTACTAAAGAATCTTCCATAACATCAACACCGGAATTAATTTGAGATTCCAGCATATCAAGTTCTATTACCTTTCTTCGGTTATATAAGAATTGAGCATCTCTAAGAGATCTTACTATTCCCTGTATTTTCCACTCATAATAAGGAATATCGGGTTCGAAATAAGCAAGCACAGGAATAAAAGGATATTTATCTATTCCGTAAGGATTTGGACCATCGTACATTACCCTATTTTGAACGACTACAGCTAATTTCACAGTTTTCTTTTGTATTTTTTGAGTAGTTATTTGAGGAAATTGTTGTTTAAATGTTTTTAATTCTTCTTTTTTGCCGGTCCATTCCATAGTCTCGCCACTTTGAGCATCCACTAAAATAGTAGCACTCCGATAGTCTAAGTGCCAATATTCGTCATAAGATAATAACTTTGTGTTATTTATATTAATATTTTCAGGCTGAAAAATAAATTTATCATCTCCTCTAGATCCCGACATCTCCATTATTTCTTTTCTTCTTTCAGGAATTAAAGAAGCAATTTGTTCTTTAGACAGATATTTTCTGGTCCACATAAAATTGGCATCCGATAAATCCGCTTTCCTAAAAAACTGATCCATCATAATGCCGTTATAAGACAGGTTATCTATTCTTAAATCTCCATTAATCGGATCTTCCCTATAATCCATCCAAATAGAAAGCAGGTTCATTCCTGTAGTTATAGCCCCTTCAAAAGCTTCTGATAAAGTATGATAAAAATTAGAGGAAGAATAAACCCAAGAGAGAATCTTTGAAAACTGATCTGAAGTTAATTCATCAGCTCCTTCCATTGGTAATACTGTAGTTGCTTTTCTATTTCTTCTTTGATGTCCGGTTACCATATTTACAATCCGTCTAATTCTATTGAAATTGAATTGCCGTTTCTGAAATGTAGGATAATTTGTATAAAGTTCATTCCAGATACTTTGATCTCCGGCTTTAAACCTTACATCTTTTGTTCCTTCTAACCAGTATGTTTGATTTGCTTGTGCGTTAATTGTATGGGATTCTTCCATCATTTTTAATATTGATTGGTCACCATCGACTAAAAATTCTTCCGGTAATCTAACTGTCATAATCGTAATCCTTCCTCTTAGTGTCACACTAAGAAAAAGAAATTAATTTGCATAGAAATTTTTTTAACGATTGACATTAGAAACTTGATAATATATAATTATTAGATAATCATGAAAAAAAAATGTGATAAGTGTCATTCAGATATTATAAATAATGAATGTTCTTGTGGCACTTGGTTTGAAGAAGTAGATCATCCTACTCAAACAAAAATATTTGAAGAAGCTATTTTAGAGTATAATAAAATGAATTTAGATTGTCCTCTAACAGGAGACCATCATTCTGGAACATGTATTATTTTATTTAAAGGAAATTATGAAATGAGTCAACAGGTTAAAGAATTTATTGAAAACTTAACGGGAAAATCAGACTAGCTTGATAGGTTAGTTTGTAGGAGATGAGCATGCGTCTCCGTTTTCCTTATTGTAATAGATTGGTATTAAGAATATTGATTATCCTCTAGTTCAAGTAGGTATATATGAATAGAATTAATAACTCTTTCTAAGTCATTAATTAACTCATTATCTAAGTCAGATTGTCCTATTTTTTCCATCTCTCTATCCTGTATACCTTCTAAATATTCGATAATAAGGTTAAATTTGGTTATTACCTTTTCTTCTTTATCACTCATAGACTATCTCACCTTTTTCATCTCTTTTAGGCTTATTTTCGTCTAATAATTGCTGTTTCTCTTTATTATCATTAATTTGTCGTTTAGCTTCTTTTTTCTCTTTGTAATTATTTATTTTATCTCTTATTGCTTCTTTTATCGGTTTAAGATCTTCTTCTATTTGTTTTTCTTCTTCCGGAGTAAGAACATGTACATCTAAAGGATGAGTAAACTGTCTCTTATACACATCTGACGCTGCCGACGATCTACTCTGTGTAGATCTCGGTGGTC